TGGGGTCCGGTATGGGACGGTGATGAAGAAAACAAAAACTGCGTTCGTTATGCAACCCTTATGAACGAAAACAACGCTGTAAAAATATGGTATAAATACTACGACAGTTTTCGGGAAGAGTGCCTGTAATGTCTAAGAAGAATATATTAATTGCCGGCGGTGCTGGATACATTGGTACACAATTATCAAACGATTTGTTTAGCCGCGGGCATGAAGTCACTGTTGTGGATTTATTTTGGTTTGGAAACTATTTGAATGAAGGCATCAATGTTATCAACAAAAACTTAATGGAATTAAAAGAAGAAGATCTTCTTGATTATGATGCAGTAGTATTTTTGGCTGGATTATCAAATGATCCTATGGCTAATTTTAGTCCTGCAAAAAACTTTATAGAGAATTCTGCGGCTCCCACATACCTTGCGTTTATATCCAAGGAGGCCGGTGTTTCTCGCTTTGTGTATGCAAGTTCATGCAGTGTGTATGGGTTCACTGACAACGAAGTCATGGATGAAGATAGTCCTGTAAATCCGTTATATCCCTATGGAATTTCAAAACTACAGGGAGAATATGCAATTATGAAGATGGCTGACGAATCTTTTCGGCCGATAGCGATGAGGAAAGGAACTGTTGGTGGTTGGTCACCAAGAATGAGATTCGATTTAGTTGTAAATACAATGACTAAATTTGCTCTTACAGGTGGCAAGATTGTTGTTCATAACCCAAACTTATGGAGACCGCTAATCGACATTAGAGATGTGGTTACCGCTTATCGCAAAGCGGTAACATGCGACTTATCAATATCAGAAGTATTTAACATATGCGGAGAAAACTATACGATTGGTCGTTTGGCAGAAGACGTAGTAGAAACATTTTCACATCATGGTATGCAAATTGATGTAGAGACACAGAGTAGACCCGATGTAAGAAATTATCTGGCATCCAACAGAAAAGCCAAGGACATCTTAGGTTTTGAGCCTCAATACGGCCCCGGGAGTTCTATTCATGAAATTCTTAATAATGTAAAAGAATCTGGTGTTGATATATTAGACAAAAGATTTTATAACATTCAAACATTTATGGATATGGAAAATGAATCTTGAAGAATATTACAAACATTATTTAACGTTACATCAGAATAAATGGTGTCGCAGATTACATTTTTTAGGTCAATTAGTGACAATTGCATATCTTTGTGTTATAATAGGATTAAATCTAAATTTATGGGCTTTGTTGCCTTTGCCATTTATTGTATATCCATTTGCATGGACGGGACACTACTTTTTTGAAAAGAACAAGCCTGCTGCTTTTAGTGACCCAATAAAGGCTAAAATTTGTGATTGGATAATGTTTAAAGATATGATATTAGGAAAATTATGATTAAATTAATGCACGTTAATGATTATGTGATTGATACATCACAGTTTAGACCTTTGTTAAATGACAAAGTCGTCGAAGAATTTGAAAATGAAATTGCGTCTTATGTGGGAGCTAAGTATGCATGTGCTCTTCACAGTGCAACAATGGGTATATTTATGACTTTACTAGAGCAAGATAAAACTGTTGTTGAGATACCGTCAATTATTCCTCCGGTTGTCCCCAACGCCATACTAACTTCTGGACATAGTATTAAATACCGTGATGATATTAACTGGGTTGGCAGTGCGTATACTCTGCACCAGTTTGAAAATTATAAGATCATTGACTCGGCCCAACAACTTGATAAAAACCAATTTAGCCAACAAGCAAATGATGAAGATTTAATGATATTCAGTTTTTATCCAACAAAACCAGTTGGTAGTATTGATGGTGGCATGATTGTATCAAACGATAAAGACAAAATAAAAAGACTAAAAATCCTCACAAGATACGGAACTAACTTTGAAGATAACAGCTGGGAAAGAAAATTTGTATTACCCGGATGGAAAATGTACATGAACTCAGTGCAGGCTTGGGTTGGGCTAGAAAACTTTAAGAAACTTGAAGCGAAAGCTAAAAGATATGACGAGATAAGAGAGCACTACAATAGCGCTTTTGGATTGTCAAACAAAAGCCGTCACCTGTATAGATTAAGAACAGACGACAGGGACGAGTTTATGAATTCGCTGAAAGCAGCAGGTGTCCAATGTGGCATCCATTACCGTTCAGTTCATGACGTAGATTGCTATGCGCCAATTACAGAAGTTGAATTGCCGCTTTCAATTATTGAGTCGAATTCCACGGTTAGCATTCCATATCATGAAATGATGACCGACGAAGAGGTAGAAACCGTAATCAAGGAGGTTAAAAATGTTATCTAAAAATGGAAATAAAGAGACCGGAATTTTGCGGTACATGGAACTAACGGATTTAAAGTTTATTCCAAGAAGAATGTATTATATTACAGATACACCAAAGGGTGAAATACGCGGCAAGCACGGACACTACGAAGATCAGCAGTACATTTTTTGTCTACAGGGTGAAGTAAATGTTGAGCTGCACTCAAAAGAAGGTATCGAAAAAGTTATTTTGACTCCGGGCAAGTGTGTGTTTCTTGATAGAATGGTATGGGCCCAACAAGAATATATAACCGGTAATGATATATTATTAGTTTTGTGTTCGACTGCATTTAACAAAGAAGACTATTTTTACGACAAAGAAGAAGTGTTGAATGGCTAAATTCACAAGTAATGAGGCTGAAATTCAAAAAGAGTATATTAAAAGATACGAATCTGAGCCCAACGAAATCAGCAAAAACCACGGTAAAACTTTTTACAATCTGTTTGAATTAGATTTTAAAGATCAGGAGACTGAAATACCGCATTTTGACAGAATCAATTCTGCTGAAAGCTTCGGCAGGGTTACAAACAAATTAAAATTCTTACCCACAAAAGTTCAAGAAATCTTAATGTTAAAAAATAAGACAGTTTTAGATTTTGGTTGTGGGTTAGGAGAGTTTGTTTATGATGTTGTCCACAAATATGGCGTTAAAACTGCATATGGTGTTGACATTGCCTCTGTTCAACAGGGATTAACCAACAAATATGAATCTGATAAGTGCATTTTCATGCCTGCGGGTGCAACAAAGTTAGAACTAGCTGACAAATCAATTAATATTATATCGGCATTTTTGTCGCTAGAACATATTTTCGAAGAAGATATAGACACCTTATTAGCTGAATTCAACAGAGTATGCACAGATGGCTATATGTTTCAGATAAGCCATGGTAACTCAAGTAAGAAAAATTTGAGAAAAACTACACACAATGTTGCTTGGTGGTATTCTAAATTAGAACCGTTTATAGATAACGCATATTTGTATCACTTTCCAAAAGACAACTATAAATGGGGAAATCCCCCCAGATCTGGGCTCACAAGATGGGTCTGTACCTTAAAGGACACAAAATGATTATATACGTTGATATTGATGAAACTATTGCGAACACACCTGAAAGTCGAGATTATAATGAATCAACGCCGATAGTTGATAATATCGAAAAAGTAAACCGCTATTATGATGATGGACATACTATTGTTTACTGGACCGCGCGCGGAAGCGGCACTGGTCTAGACTGGTATGACGTCACAAAAAAACAACTTATTTCGTGGGGTGCTAAACATCACGATTTAATATTAGGAAAACCTGTATATGACTTGTTTATTGATGATAAAGCAATTAACAGTTATACATGGGAAAAAACCATTTAATAAATAAAGGAGAAAAAAATGGCTACAACCAAAGAACTACAAAATCAAGTTGCTAATCTTACTATGAGGATTGTAACACTTAAAGATGAGCTTACAAATCTTAGACAAGAATTAAATAAGTTCAAGACCGATGTTGCGTCTGACGTTAAGTTTTTAACAAGCGCAGTCGACAATACCGGAGGCCGCGGTGGAAGATAACAGCAAAACTTTTAAGTTATCAAACCAAGCCTTGGGCTCGGTTATGATGGCACTGCAAGAATCATTGCTAAATGAGATGGATATTGTCCCAATTCTCAAAGGCTTTAAACTTACAGAAACTGAGAATGGCCTTATTGTAACAAATCCTCCCACAGTGCGTGTTTCCAATGAGAAACCTATTACTGAACAAGATTTGTTGAGTATGGTAAAATAAATTGTGCCAAAATACTATTATCATTGTCATCTTTGTCATTCAAATTTTTACGTTCACCACATGATTTCAGAAACACAAGAAGTGTGTACTATATGTGGTGAATTTGAAATTAGTAAATTGTTGACGAAGCCGCTTTATGTTACAAAGAGTAATGTTACACAAAAGACCGGCGAACTGACAAAAAAATATATTGATGATAATAAGAAAGTATTGGACGATTTAAAAAAAGAAGCTAAAAGTAAAACATATGAGTAAATTAGAAATCATACTTATTTGCGTATGTTCTATCTCTATTCTCTTGAACATAGGTATCTTTGTTTATGCACGTATGTGTGTGACAAATTTATTATCTGTATCGGAAGAATTGGGAGACCTAAAAACACTGGTATCAAATTTTTCAAATCACATTTCTGATGTTTATCAATTAGAAATGTTTTATGGAGATGAAACTCTCAGAAATTTAGTAGATCATGCAAAATCATTAGATGAACAACTGAACACGTTTGAATACATTTTTAGCCTAACAGAAGAAGAAGCAGAAAATGTCGAACCAACCGAAGAAAACTAAAGCAAAAAGAAGAAAGAATCATTACTTTACAAAAGTGCATGAAGATGCAATTATTCGCTATGCGCAAACTAATTGTATTAAAGAAAGAACAGAATTATATGTAAATTATATCGAGCCTGCATTTAATGAAATGGTTGATAAAATCGTATTTACATATAAATTTACAAACTTGCCAAATATTGATTACCTGAGAGATGAATGTAAGATTTGGCTGATGACTATTTTAGATAAATACGACTCTACAAAGGGCTCTAAAGCCTTTTCGTATTTCAGTGTTATTACCAAAAACTGGTTCATTCATAAAGTCAAAAGACAACAGAAAAGAAATAAACGTGAAGTTGATTTTGACAATATTGCCAAACACTATGAAGAGCAATATCTGTCAACAGACGATTCGTACTTAAAAGAACGTGAGGAACTTGAGTTTTGGAAATCTTTTTACACAGAACTTAAATCATGGGATACTTCTCACATGAAAGAAAATGATTTAAAAGTTTACAAAGCGATAAATATTCTTTTCGAATCGAAAGACGATATCGAAATTTTTAATAAAAAAGCTATTTACCTATACCTGAGAGAGATTACAGGCTTAAACACCAAACAAATTGTAAATTCTCTCAAAAAATTTAGAAAAAAATATTTTAATTTTAAAACCGATTGGGAGAATGGTGAATTGTGAGCAATAAGAATTTAGATACTCTGATTACAGAAGCACTCGATAACATTAGAAACGACAGAAAAGTAGCCAGAGAATTTCTTAATGAAATTGCCAACCAAATTGCCAACGACTCCGAACAAAATAAATATCTCAGCCCTGTCGCTGCGAAACACATTGAGACAATGCAGCGTTCTAATGAACAGCTTGTCAAAATTATCGGAATTAAGCAGAAAGGACAAGAGCAAGGCTTTGAATTATCCGAGGATGATAAATCCAGTCTGTACGACATGATTCAAGGAAACACATCTGATGGCTAGAGACTTTATAGATTGGACATCTTTCGATACCCCTGAAGCGTCACTGAACTTATTAGAAAATTCAGTTAGAAAAGGTATATCGTATGATGCATATGGTGAACAGAAAGTCTTTCAAGCAATGGTCTTAACACCAGCCAGAAGAATAACCAATACAGAAGGTGCAGGAATTGGTGTTGTTGCAAAAGACGGATTACATGTTGACTCACCTCTGTATACTTTTAAAGCAAGAATACTTGGTGAAAACTCGCCACACTTGTTAATACCAGATCCCTGTTCTTTAGATAAAAATTCAGATCCTCGTTATGTTGAGGCTATGATTGAAATGCATATTAGTGTAGTATTTGTAAAAACAGGAATGGTTGATCCTCCCGGTGCTGGCGATATTATTTTAATTGAATTGAAAAAAAATGACATGTCGTATGATTTGTCAAAAGCAACGTTTTTGAGAAGCGTTGCAAGAAATGTTAGCAGTGAATCGTTTTTAAGCACAGAAGGTTGTGCGCTTTCATTTGAACGCTTCGATGATCTGGAACCATTTATTAATGCCCCGTTACCAACCGGTGGCCTTCAAACTGATTTTGTTCCTGTGACACAGTGGCCGGTAGTCGTCTCTAAGGAATCCTCCATGTTTATTACAAGATTGCGAAAATTGTTACCAAAAGACAAAATTAGGTTAGTCTATATTACATCCGGCGTCCGTGCTGCAGAGCAGCAAGCTAGAGCAATAGCTAGAAAAAGAGAAATACACAAGTGCGAATCAGCTATTTCTGGCGCGCCTGCGGTCAATTCCCCATGTTACCCAATCTACAGATTATACAAAAATAAAGATTTAATTATGGAAGTTCTCAGAGTTCCAAATTCAGAATCTGAAATGGCAAGAGTTTTTAACAATCAAATTTCTAGACAAAAATATCTTTCTGTCCACATGACAGGTAGAGCTTTAGATTTTGGTGTCAACAATCTCAATCAAGAACAAAGGGATTTGATTAAAGCAGCCACTGAATCTCTTGATGCTACTTATATCTATGAAAATGATCCGCCACACATACATATAGAGTTTGGTAGACAGCGCGGAGTCGACACTTCTGATGACGGTGTGGTGGACGAAGACACCTCTGCAGAAACAGATGATGTTTATAAAACGTAATAAAATATATTATATTAATAATTATATAGTAACAAAAACGGAGCTTTTATGTCCTTAACTGGCGATCCAAAACCAGCCTATGGTAAAAACAAAAACGAAAGAACAGTATCGGAAGACCTAGAACAAAACCCACAAATTGTTAATATGGTGCCATCAAACAGTGGTTTGTATCACACCAATGTTCCAATGCGGGACCTTAAGTTTAACATTGGAAAGGGCGAATCTGTGATACAACATAGAGGCTGCTATATTACTATGGGTGGTGACAGGCCCGGTAGTATCTTTACTGGTCTTGGCGCTAAGGGTTTTCGCGGCACTAATACGATTGATTTGTGTGTAGGCCGCGGCGCTTCATCAAGAGGTGGAAAAGGTGCACCCGAATCTAATATGATTAACAATATGTTTTCAGCCGACGCCTCTCGCATTTATATCAGCCAATTAACAGAAATTGATAAAAACTTTGGTATTGCACAAGGATATCATAGAAAGCCAAAACCAAGGGCAGCAATCGGTATAAAATCTGATGATGTGAGAATTATTGGTAGAAGCAGTATTAAGATTGTGACCGGCCGCGGCGATGGCTTCCGCGGACATGGCGAACGCGGCGAATCAAACTCGTTGGGTGGTAAATCATCAATTGGTCCGACAATTGAATTAATCGCTGGTAACTACGACAGTGCAAAATCTGTATACGGAGGTCTTTACAACCCAATTGAAAAAGTTCCATACCTACAATCGGCTATTAAAGGCGAGAATATGGTCAGGTGTTTAGAAGAATTTAATGAGATTATAGGTAACATGTGGTCAGCGGTTTATAATATAGCACTCATCCAAGCTGGGTATACAACAGTTAATTCAATTGACCAGTGGCGCCCTTGGGTTGCTAGTGCAGGCGTACCATTTTCACTTTTGAACAATACATTTGCTTTGAGTGCATTATGGTCTACCAGATCAAAAGCTTTAGCATGGGAATATTATTATTTGAAAGACAGCGGTTACCGCTCAATTAGAAGTCCAAACGTATATCTAACTTAAGGAAATAAAATGGCAGAATCTAAATTTTTAAAATTTCAAGACGTTGATAGAGACGGTCTTATCGATGTTTGTGATGATGAAATTGCAGTTGAAGAGGTTCCGTGTAAGGCACCGTGTATTCCAAATCCATCAGCTATTATTAGCGACTGGAGAGATCGAAACATAGATGTTCCTAGGTTGAACGAAAAGTTTTGTTTATACGAGGTTACGAAAGTAACACCCTACAAGAACAGTGCTTCTAAAAAAGCAATTGAAGATTCAGTAAAAGGTGATGACGATGCTGCTTCATCTGAATTAAGAGAGAAGTTTGAAGAATTCAAATCAGAAGCAATTACAAGTTTATTGTCGTTCTATGAAAAGTTAGAAAATCCTAAAACTAGAGAAACAGTCTCGAACAGCCTGCAGTTTGCAAAATGGGATCTAGATCCGCGACCAAATTCTAGGCTTAAATTATTGTATCAAGTACCATTTGAGATAATTTATAACCTCCCTCCAGCTCCACCCGAGCCTGCTGAAGAGGAAGAAGAAGTTCCCGGCCGCGTTGTAGTTACATATAATGCTGGTCAGATGGTCAGTCAAATGATCAGAATAAGACAGGGGTTAAACTTTTATGGTAGATTATTAAAAGTTTATAGAGCGATAGGAGAAGGAAATTGTTATTTTCAAAAGGATCGCTCAATATTCAACTTAGATCTTTACGGTGATTCTGCTTTCTTTGACAGTGGTCAAATGTCTGACCTTATGGATTCGCTTGAGGGCTTCTTGGATTCAAAAGGTTATCGACTTCCGGGTGAATTTTTTGGTTTCTTAAGTAGTGACGAAAAAGTTACAAAATTAAAATTTGTATTTGACAACTATAAATTGAAAAAAATGCTTGTGTGGACTTTGGCATGCGGTAATAAACCTGATGTATTTGGAAAACGTAGACTTAAACCATTAATGATGCAGCCTGCTTGGAAAGACCGCACTGCTGTTGCATATTTCTCCAAGCTGCCTCAAATGTATACTGGGTTAAATGCAAGAATACAGATACCTTGGACCGAATTTGTAGAACAATACACATATCCCAAAGTTTATTTTGATATAAAACCACCTGAACAAACAATTGGCTCCTGTGTCCAAGATGCACTAATGAACGAATTTAAGGATTTGGGCCAAGATATCCTTGATGACGCTTTTTCACTTGGTGATGCGGTCGCATATCAATTCAGGTCTGCTGTTTGTCGAGGTTCGATTGAAGATAGCCAAAAAGACAATTATCTAATTGGTACCGAACGCGGCCCAGACGGGGCAGATAATACAAAAATATTTGCCATGGCACAAGAGCAAGCATATAAACAACTTGAAACCAGTGACAATGTATTTGTTATATTGTGTGCAGGTGTTTTAGCCTCAACAACACAATTTGGACCAGCAAAGAATAAATTATCTGAGCTTTATCGATTTGGAATATTCCGCGTCAAAGAATGTGGACTGCTTGATTTATTAAACAGCGCGTTATCTTGTTTAACTAGCGGCCTGACTGCGGACGAAGCATTTAGTAAAATGATATCATCAGCCTTAAAAGCTATGAACATTGAAAACTTTGGTGAACTTTTTGTTGGCCTGCCTCCTGACAAGCAGGCAGAAATTGAGAGAATGGTAAAACAACAACTTGAAGATGGAGAATTCGGACAAAGCATTGGTGTGATTGCTAAACCTTGGGAAACACAAGAAATCATTGATAAAGAACGAGAAAACACGCTTGAAGGCCCGTACCAGAGTCAAATTACCCCCAACACCTCACGAGCATATCAGGCGCAACCTACACAGCGTACCGAGCGTTCTCTAATGGAGGCCTATGATGCAGGAATCGGCGAAGTGGATCAGGTGCCGGCTGATAATGTCATGCAAGCTTATTTAAAAGCTATAGTAGAAGTTTATAGCGACAACTTGCTTGAGTTGATGGATGAACTTAATAAATTTCCCGGGGCACAAATTATTACGAGTATTATATCGTTCTTAGACTGCCCGTCTCCACCTTTTATGACGCCGTCGATTGCTGACTTTATTAAAGACTTAACACTTCCGTTCTGTCGAAACATGAACGATTTTAGAACAACTCGTTGGATGTTCGAGAACCCGTTACATTATTTTGCTGATTTTGCTGATATTACCAAAGCACTTTGGCAATTGGCTAAAATCTTAATTGAAGAATTAATAGCAATTATTATTTTCAACATTATGATTAAGGTTTGCGAGATTATTGGTAAAGCTATATGTAAGGCTTTAGAAATAACTGGTGACATTGCTGCGTCTTTACCTGCTCTTATGACCGGTCGCGCAAATCTTGGTGATATTATTAAAGAAAGTATTTGCGGCCCAGATGCTGACGATGACAAAATTGATGAGACTATGTTGGAGCTTATGAGTCAAATGGGATTAGGAGCAGAAGCATATGCAAATCCTGATACAACATTACAATTTGGAATGGATTTATCCGCAGCAGTCACTCAGCAAGAAATGTCAGAGGCTCTTTTAGGTAATCCACCAAGTGCATTTCTAGAGGCAGCTGATCAATTACTCGAATTCGAATATCCTCAATTCAGAGAGTCAATGCCCAACAAACGAAGTATCGGTAAGTTTTTTAGCAACATTGGTAATTTAACCCCACTTAGTTATCGTGCAAAACTACAAGAGTTTGTATCTCTTGACAAGCCCGAAGCACTACCCGCCAATCCAAGTTTGTGTGCAAGTCCTGAAAAAATTGAAGAGTTCAGGCAGATGAGGGCTAAATTACTGGACGGTCGTACGACACCTAAACAAGCCCACCAACTTTTTTGCAACTTTAGAGATGATAATTTAACAGACTTTGAAGATATGCTTGATGTTGCCAATCGTGGATTTTCAGGTCAATTTACCGACAACATGCCACCTTTTGTTAGTGAGCCCGGTTGTGATGACGGCATCCTACCTTATGAATCACCACAAGCAGCAGCAGTTGCAATGCAGGCTTTTGGCGGTCAATTAGATACTTTAAATATGGCTTATATCGAGGATATGTTAGGTAATGGTAGCTTTTGGAATTCAGATTCATCTTGGGGTTTCATTAACATGATCATGTCTGACACTATGGGCAACCCTTTAACAGCACACCACAGAAAAGCTTTTAACAATAAATCATATGTGAACTTTGCTGCTAACCTTAAAAACGGCGGCGAATCGACAAGTGGGTTCTTCTCGTTTTTCCAAAGTTCGGCCGGTTTTAGTAGTCAGGAAGGACAGTTCCCATATTACATTGCAGAATGGCTAATGAGGCAGTTTATGAATGCCGGCTGGGAACAATCAGGCGAAACTGGTGAGGCCAGTGGTTATACTATCAAGCCCGGATATTACAACCTAAGTTCAATGGGAACCGATCTAGAAAGATCTATGAAATTTTCCTCTAATAATAGATATCGCTCCGCACGAACACACCGTGTTGACTTTGAAGATTTGCAGTATAACAACCTGTTCGGTTCACTAACACAGGGTGTTAACTTATTCATGATACCTGATTTCGGTTATAATACAACGCTATCTGTAGATGAGGGCTCAGAGCAAGTTGTCATTACAAGAGAGATTAGAAAAGGCGGTTCTTCAGATGGCGATAATAACGCCTATAAACGTGATGGGGCTGACATATGTTTCGACTTCAGAGACAATGCTGCAGGAATGAGACTGGGCCCCCAAGGGCCACGGAGCGGCATGCCAATACCCGGCGGCGGGTCGGACAGCGGCCCAAATTATTTGAGTTCTAATGACGGTGATGGTACCAAAAAAGGCGACGTCTTTTCACTGAGCACAGAGTGGTCTTATGGGTTTGACGTCAAATGTTATTATCACGACATTTATCAAGAAGAAGATGGTAGAATTCTTAATAGGTTTGACGATAACATCAGACTTGAGGTTGTTGAAAAGCTTAACTTTGGTTCCGATCACATAGGACCACTTGGTGAAGCATTGGAAGACGAGTTTACTAAGGTACCGGCGTTTGACTTGCCAAATTGGATTGAGAGTGTACCAATTGTGGGTTGGGCTCTTGAGTCTATAATTAATCTAATCTTATATCCTTTTACTCAGCTTATTGGTCGCGCCATACACAAGGCGGCACTCAGAGCTAGCGAAAAAATAATTCGTGCTAGAGAATTCGAGTTTCTTGCCACGGACGACGGGCTAGATGTGTTCAATAAAATATATGATTTTGACGATACAAAATCTATAAAGATCACAGACTATCCTAAATTTTCTGAGATACTCAGAAGCCTTCCATCAGAAAGCCCTCCGGTGCTCTTGCTATCAGACATGACAGGTATTGATACAGCATCCGCAAAAAGTTTGTATGATGATACAATGGAAGCCCTATATAAGAAATTTAGTTGGGAAATTGGTAACAACAGAAGCGGCTACTTATACGGAGCAAATTATGATTTCTTAACTCAAAGTGATATTGATTACGGAATCATAAACGAAAGCGGTAACTTTGTACCATATAATAGTTATTCTATTTCTGGCCGCGGCGTTGAAGAAGAAGATATGATTTTGGGAGTAAGTCGCGACGTATATAATAACGGTGATAAAGCAAGAGTACTTTATTTAGATCCAAAAACTTTTGGAGGCTCATATAGGAACCCACCTCTGTACATCAAACCACAACAACATGATGGTTGGTATGGCTATGTAAATGTTTTGTTTCCTGAATATACGCCGTGTAAACCACATAGTCAGGACTTGATTGATTTCGATCAACTTAAAGGTTGGGTAAACAAATACTATCCAAACCTACCTGAAGATCCTCGACTCGCTACAGGCTCAGAAGAGTGTACTCGGGAAGTGCCATTCAACAGGATTTTATCAAGACAAGCAAAAATTGGTATGTACGTAACAATATTGGCGGCAATTAGAATTTATGCAAGTACCCATATATTCAAAGCTATACCAGTGTTTTCAAAAATTATGCCTAAGTTTCCAGATAATTTTAGTAACGTGTATTCTGCTTATATAGTTGAAAGAATGGAAGAGGATTTCAAAGATGCTCAAGGTGCATTTTGGGAAGCATTTACAACATTTAAAGATGAAGAATTTTGGTATGCGTTCTTAGAACAATCGGTTGAATGTTACGACTTCTTAGTTGAAGCCGGCGCAATTGATGCGCCCACTGAAGGTGGTCACTTACAAGATGCGTTTGATACTATCAACAATCTTCAAACTGATTATCCCTTTACTTACAGACCTACCACTACAAGAAAATATAGACGCTCTGACGGTGAGAAAGTTAAGCAAACAGTGCTTGGTATGCACGATCTTAAAGTTGCCGGTGAAGCCGGCTGGTTCCAATCCTTGCGTGGAATCAGGGCAGATCAAAATTTAGAAGCCGTGCAGTCTGTTGAAGAGCATGCTAAATTAGTATTAATGCAACTTGTTAATCACGAGCTAACCACGATGGGCGAAAGAATGGTAAAAAATATGAGAAAGTATGGGTTTAACCCAGATATTTTTGACTTGGATTATTACATCTTCCAAAACATGTGTGCCGGCAGTAGCCTCATTTTTGCTGGGCCCAAAATTGTTGAAAGAAAAGCTGGTCTGCCGACGCCTACACCGATTATGTTAGACGACGGAAGAACCATTGGCGGCCCAGATCCGAAGAATTTGGGTGAATCTTGGCCCGGGCCGTATTATACTGCCGGCGGCGAATTTAGAGTAGCAGTTGATAATGATCCAGATAATGATTTCGCATATTCAGATGAATATGCAGGCTATTATCATGGCCACATCGATGAAGCTGGAGATGTTATCTACATGATAGGTAAATATCACAGTGAAAATCCAGACGAAAAACAAGATATTCTAACGCCGGTAGATGAGATAGTGACCTGCGCGACGGAAGGTAGCGTTCGAACCTCACAGCTTGGTTTAGACGAATCTGGCGGAAGTGAGGATCCTGATCCGACCGTTACAGAACAAAATGAGCCAAACCCGGGCAGCTCAAAATATGATACAATCGAGAAAGTACTTATTGACATAGGTGACGTTCCGGAATACAACTCGCCACTCCCGCCATCAGCTAGTCCAAGTACTCCATATATGATAGAAAAATACATTTCGATTGATGGTACTAAGTATAATTCAACATCTGCAGTGGGCATTATAAGAGGCGCCGGATCGGGAACAAGAATTGCTGATAATTATCCCGGCACACTTGAGATCATCAAAAATGAATATGGGGAAGAGCTTGGTCTAAAGGGGCAAATTGGCGTAAGATATGGTTTACAATTTTATTATATTGGCGGCGGCACCAAAGTCCCAATCACTTCCGTAGAGGTAGATGCTCTGGATGTTAAAGTTGAACAATTTAGAGGCCTTGAAGCAAACAGTAAACTTTTAATGTGTTTAATTAATCATCTTAAAAATGATGGCCGCTACAAACTTATGACGTCCTATATCTTTTCAATTAAGAAAGTTACAGGCACCTTGGCAGTTTATTCTGACATGGCGTTTTTATCATCAATTGGCGAAGTTACACCCGGTAGTGGAGATCAATATAGTTGGTTGCCGACAAGTGAGTTTTTCGCCGCCATTCCCGGTGTTGGAGCATTTGTAGCTGATCCAATGAGGAAAGGTGATTGGTTAGACAAGAGCCCGTTTGCACAGGTCCGAGTTAAACCGGGATCCCGCGCCTACATTCACAGAACTGAAAAAGAACTAGAATTTGAGAATAACACGCCACCCACTCTTTTTAATCCTTTTGGTAGTGATGACCCGATTGAAGTAACAGTAGAACAATTCCACCTTAACAAAAGTGGTGTTACTGGTAATGAGGGTTGGGCCAATTATTACGATAGACAACCCGGGTTCTTTGGAGGGTTGTGGGTTTGTGAGTGGGATAACTGGGACAGAATATTGTTAAGAAATAGTAAATCCAGAATTAAAAGAATGTTCCGTACATATTATTATTCCAGAAGCTTCAAGCCCGGTGACCCAATGCTCGACGATAATGATAGCCCAGTGAAATTATTTGCTAAATCTCTCAAGGGTCTTATGTTCCCGAATCCAGCGACTGGTATGCTACCATGGTGGCAACGTGGCAGAATTCGTAGTAATCCTTTTAATGCAGACGGCGGTTTGTGTGATGGAAAAGATTAATAGACCTAATTATAAAAGGAAATAAATTATGTCTTCTTTAGCAGTTAAGCTCCCAATAAACAAAGATTCTATCAACGGTTATCAAATGATTGATAATTTTGAAGACCTTATTAAGCAAAATTTAAAAATGTTAGTGCTTACTGCACCCGGTGAAAGAGTTATGGAACCAAACTATGGTGCTGGGTTAAGAAACTTTTTGTTTGAAAATTTTAATAATCGTACATTTACACAAATAGACAGTAAAATACGAAGTCAAGTTTTAAAGTATATGCCATTGGTTCAAATTATAAGTATATCTTTCGAAGGCAGTGATATAGACAGAAATCTTCTGGGCCTACAGATATTTTATGCAGTACCAGATATTGGATTTACAGATTTGTTAGAGTTTACTATTTAGAATGAGGGCTTTTTATGTCACGTGATCAAAAGAAAATTGTACCCATAAATTACACAAGCAGAGAATTTCAATCAATTCGGAACGACTTGGTACAGCTTGCTGAAAGATTGTACCCAGATTCATTCCAAGATTTTAGCGAATCATCTTTTGCTGCATTAATGGTTGATACTGTCTCCTATGTAGGAGATCAGCTTTCCTTCTATTTGGATTATAATATCAATGAAGCGTTTTTAGATACAGCTTATCAATATAACAATATCTTAAGACATGGTAGAATTTTAGGATACAAACACACCGGCCGCCCATCAACTTTTGGTGAGGTGTCTCTCTTTGTACTTGTTCCGGCTTCTGCAACTGGCTTAGGCCCCGACAGTGATTACTTGCCAATTGTAAGACGAGGCACCACACTTGTTACAGATGGTGGAGCGCACTATTCACTACTTGAAAACATAGACATGTCTGATCCTAGGCATCCGGTTGTGGTTGCAAGAGTCGATGATTCAACGGGCGCTCCAACGTTTTACGCTATTAAAGCATACGGAAAAGTTGTAT